TGGGGTAAGCCCTGTAAGCGTCCAACTCGTACAACGTCCGCAACGTCAATTCCTCCGGCGCGCTGAACAACAACAACGCGTACAACGGCAACAACGGCGTGCGCCCGCTTTGGTGGAAAACCGCGATTGAGTAAGCCGAAAGGCTGAAAACAGAGGACCACCCACAAAGGAGGGCTTATCCCTCCGTCGTGGTGACAGCACGGCGGTAAATACAAGATTGGTGAAGCAAGGTCCACGGAAACCAGCTTCCGTCCCGCCGCGGGCGCGTGGTGGGGTCCGATGATGAAGCATTGCACAACGAAACAAGGAACCCCGGCGCGCGTGCGTCGGGGCGTTTTGTTCCCTGCATGGCGGAATCTATACACGGCAAGGAGTTTTCTATATGCAAAACGCAGATTTCGAGCGGGTTTATGATTTCGGCAACCTATACGCCGGATTCCTGAAAGCCCGCCGGGGCAAGAGGGGCAAAGCAAGCGTCGCAAAGTTTGAAGCGAACTTGCTGGAGGCCCTTTGTTTGCTTTCGGAAATGTTGAAAAACAAGACGTACAGGCCGTCCGACTATTTCGTGTTCCGGGTATATGAGCCGAAAGAACGAATCGTGATGACCAACGCGTTCAAAGACAAGGTGGTTCAACATTCCCTATGCGACAACATACTTGAACCCGCGTTTTCCCGCGGGTTTATCCGGGACAATTACGCGTCGCAGAAAGACAGAGGGACGCACGACGGCTTATATCGGCTGGAAGCGTTTATGCGGTCCTATTACTTCACCCGGAAAGGCAGAGCGGAACAGGCGCGCCGGGAAGCGGGCTTGCCGCCATTGCCGCCGAAAGAAGCAGGGTACGCCGACGGCTGGGTTTTGAAGTGCGATATTTCAAAGTATTTCTATTCAATCCAGCATGAGCCGTTGAAACGAATGGTGCGGGCATACGTCCGGGACCCGGACGTTTTGTGGCTTACTGACATGATAATTGACAGCACCGAAAATCCCGGAATCCCTATCGGCAATCAGACTTCACAATGGTTCGCCGTCATGTACCTTTCGGGGTTAGATCACTTCATAAAAGAGAAGCTGGGCATTCGCTATTATGGGCGGTACATGGACGACTTTTACTTGATACATGAGGACAAGGCGTACTTGCGGTATTGCCGGGCGGAGATTGAAAGGTACGTCGGCGAATTGGGCTTGAAGCTGAACAATAAAACGAACATCTTTCCGTTGCGGAACGGCATTGACTTTTTAGGTTTTCACACGTATTTGACCGATTCGGGGAAAGTGATTCGGAAAGTTAGGAGGGGAAGCAAATGTAACGAACAACGGAAGATGAAGAAACAGCGGGCTTTACTGGACGGCGGCAAAATCACCCTTGCGGAGATCGAACAATCTTACGGAAGCTGGCGGAGTCACGCAATCAAGGGGAATTGTTATCACCTTGTCCGGGAGATGGACCGCACATTCAAAAATCTATTCAAGGAGAGTGAAAAACAATGGCAAAAGCATTAAGTTCCCTTGCCGTCGGCGCGCTTGTCAAAGACACCGGGACGCTTTACAACGGCAAGCCTATTGTCTGGAAGATTGCCGACAAGGGGCATTCCGGCTACCCGTCCGGGTCCGTGACGCTGATTACGGAAAAGATCATTTCGTTAAAGTGCTTTGACGCTATCGAATCAGGGAACAGCGACAGCAACCGCCGTTCTTACGGCAATAACCGCTGGATTTACTCGAATATCCGGCAATGGCTGAACAGCACCGCCGCCGCGGGTAAATGGTACAGCGCAAAGCACAGCGCAGACGCGGCCCCGACGAATGCCAACGTATGGAGCAATTACAACGAATACGATCAGGAAGCGGGCTTCCTTGCCGGGTTCTCCGCGAACTTCCGCGCGGCCCTGCTGGACACAACGCACACCGTCGGCAAGTCAAGCACGGACGGCGGCGGAACCGAAACTTGCGTTGACAAGATTTTCTTTGCGTCCTGTACGGAAGTGGGCTTGTCCGGCGACGCGACTTGCGGCACGAAGCTGGCCTTGTTCAGCGACAACAATTCCCGTCTGGCCTACCCGACCGCCGAATGTGTAAGCAAAAGCGAATACACAAATAACAATTTTGCCGCTTCAAAGGCGTGGTATTGGTGGCTTTGCGACGCTTACGCGTCCAGCTCGTACAACGTCCGCCGCGTCGCTTCCTCCGGCGCGCTGAGCCGCGCGTACAGCGGCGACGGCGGCGTGCGCCCGCTTTGTAATTTGTCATCTTCAATCTTGGTATCTGATACCACGGATTCGGATGGCGCATACACAATCGTATGGAATCAGGCCCCGACGGTCCCCGGCAGTATCACCGTTCCGACGGACGTTCGCGGGGGAACCAGCCTGACCGTAAGCTGGGGAGCGTCCACGGACAGCGACGGCAATTTGTCCGGGTACATTTTGGAGCGCCAGCACGACGGCGGCGCATGGACACAGGTTTACAAGGGAATCAACCGCACGTACACCGACGCAATCACGTTCGGCTGGGCGAATGTTGCATACCGCGTAAAAGCCTATGACAGCGCCGGGGCGGAATCCGCGTACAAGACCAGCGCGACCCGAACCGTCGTGAACAACACCGCGCCCACGATCAGCGGCACAGATTCAAACCTTGGAACGAAAACCGGGCCGTTCAATCAGGGCTACACCGTCACCGACCCGGACAGCGGGCAGACGATCACAGTTGTTGAGAAGATCGACGGCGTGCAAAAGCGGTCCTATAACGCCACAAGCGGACAGAACTATTCTTTCAACGTGACGGCGGCGGAATGGGTGAAGCTTTTGAACGGGTCCCATACCCTGACGATCACCGCGACGGACAACTACGGCGGAAGCGCCACCCGGACGTTCACGTTCTCGAAGAACGAAACCGAAATTGAATTGACCCTTTCGGCCCCGCTGGACGCTGACGACATGGTGACAAAGGCGATTATGGGCGTCACCCGGCAGATTCCCGCGGGCGCGACGTTCTCCGTTGAAATGTGCAATAAGGGCTATGCCGCTTCCCCGACATGGGAGGACGTGACGCAAGCCGTCATTTCCGGGAACAAAATCTTCTTACAGAATAAGACAAAGACAGCCGCGAAATGGGGCTTCAACTTCCGAATCAAGGTAAATCGGAACGGGGCCGCGGGCGACTGCTTCATTGTTTCGGCAGGGGGGAATTTTGAATGAGCGTACAGCACAAGCAAGACAGCATTCGCAATTTACGTTTGGAGCGGCTGGGAATCCAGCCGCCCGACGACTGGAACGACGTTGAACAGGTCCGGGCCGCGAAGAAAGCGGAAGTCGGCCTTTCGTGTTCCGCGGCGATTTACGCCGGAATTGACCTGAACGGGTCCCATTACAGCTTGACCGAACACGACCAAACCGAATTGATGGCGCAGTTTACGACTGTCAAAGAGGGCGCGGCGGCGGTTCCCTATCACGCCGACGGGGAACTTTGCCGTATGTTCCCGGCGGAAGAGTTCACGGCGCTTGCACAGGCGGCGACCGCGCACGTGTTCTATCATCGGACATACTGCAATCACCTGAACGCATGGATAAAGCGGGCCGACCTCGCCGAACTGGATTCCATTTCCTACGGCGCGGAGTTGCCCGCCGACCTTGCCGCAAGTATGGCGGAGATCATCAAGGCCGCGGGCGGTGGCGCAGAATGAAACGCATTTTAACGATTTGGGCGGCTTTGGGGGCGATTTATGTTGCCCTCGAAGTCGTTTTTCGCGGGCATTCCCACCCGGCAATGCTGATCGTCGGCGGGCTTTGCGGGGTCCTTGTGGGGGCGATCAATCAAGCGCCGCGGTTCTACAACGCCCCGGTCATCGTGCAAGCGGTGATCGGGGCCGTGATCGTGCTTGCCGTGGAGTTCGTCGCCGGGTGCGTCCTGAACCTTTGGCTGGGGCTGGGGGTATGGGATTACAGCAATCAGCCCGGCAACGTGCTGGGGCAGATTTGCCCGGCGTTCGGCCTGTTATGGTTCTTGATTATGCCCCTTGCGATATGGGCGGAGGACACCGCCCGCTGGCTGATTTGGGCGTATGACCGGGCCGTGTACGGGAAGAGCGGGAAACCGCCCGACATCAAGCCGTATTCGCTGAAAAGCGTTTACGGGGATTTCTTGCGGTGGAGGTAAAGCAACATGACGATTGCACAGCTATTGACCAGCGGCGGCGGGGCGCTTCTTATCCTCTTGACGCTGATTCAGATTGCCCCCATCAAGGTCAACCCGTGGACGGCGCTTGCACAGGCCATAGGCCGGGCAATCAACAAGGACGTTCTGACGAAGTTAGACGAAACACGGAAGATTCTTGATGAACACATCAAAACGGACGACGCAAGGAACGCCGACTTGCACCGTTCAAGAATCCTGCAATTCAACAATGAGTTGTTGCGGGACATTCCGCACACGCGGGAAGATTTCATAGAGATTTTGGCGGAAATAGATTTCTATGAAAAGTATTGCGACACACACCCGGAATATGAGAACAACCGCGCGACACACGCGGTGGCGAACATTAAACGGGTGTATGATGAACGACTGATAAAACACGATTTTCTATGAAAGGCGGCACGGCATGACGTATCTATTCAGCGCCGCCGCCGGGCTGATTGCAGGAATCGCCGCCGTGTTGCTGATCGAAAGGAGCCGGGAGCGGAAACGCCGCCGGAAAAAGAGGACCGCCCGAAAGTTTGAGTTTTCAAAGCTGATTCTTTCGGGGGTCCTCTTGACCTATTTTGCCGGGTTCGGCGTGGGGCTTTGGGCCGTTGTCATCGACATTTCACAACTTGGGGTTTTCCTCGCATACGTGGGAACGCCGACGGCAACGGCAATCGGGTTCTATTCGTGGAAAGCAAAGGCGGAAAACGTCGTGAAGATCAAACAGGCACACCCGGAAGAAACAGAGGGAATGCCCGTTGACCTGAACAACATTCAGCCTTGACGGAGGAACAGCAATGACGAACGAACAAAAATCTTTCATCGAGCGGGTGGGCAAGCTTGCCGCCGCCGATATGCAGAAAAGCGGCGTGCTTGCGTCCCTGACTATCGCGCAAGCAATCCTTGAAAGCGGCTGGGGAAAATCCGGCTTGACGGTCAAGGCGAACGCCCTTTTCGGAATCAAGGCCGGGTCATCGTGGAAAGGCCGGGTTTACAGCGCGAAAACGCAAGAGTGTTACGACGGCGCAACCTTTACGACCGTGACGGCCCTTTTCAGGGCTTACGGAAGCTGGGCGGAGAGCGTCGCCGATCATTCGGCGTTGCTGACCGGGGCCGCGCGGTATAAAGCCGTCATCGGGGAGCGGGACTATAAAACCGCTTGCCGGGCGATCAAGGCCGCGGGATATGCCACGGACCCGCAATACGCGGACAAGCTGATTCAGATTATCGAATCTTACGGCCTGACCGCATACGACGGCGCAGGAAGCGCCACACAGCCCGCAGGACGGCCCGAAACGTCCGGTGGGAAGAATGACACCGCCGGGGGCAAAACCCCGGCAGACGCGAAAGGAGGGGGCAAAATGAAAGCTTCCGAATTTATCAAGAAACTGCAAGACATCGTGGACAATTATAAAACGCTGTACGTCATGGGGTGCTTTGGCGCGCCGTTGACCGGGGGCAACGTGTCCCGGTATTGCACGAATCACAGCTACAACAAACAGGCGGCACGAACGGCAATGATTCGGGCCGCGGCGAATCAGAACCCGCCCGTTTACGGGTTCGATTGCGTGTGCCTGATTAAAGGCGTGCTTTGGGGCTGGAACGGCAACGCGTCAAAAACCTACGGCGGCGCGGGCTATGCCGTCAACGGCGTTCCTGACATTGGAGC